TTGATAATGGCTCTTGATCGGGCTATGCGCCATGAAGAGGCAAAGCGGTCGGTCTATGAAGAGAGGGGGCTCTTGACGCTGTGAGAATCGGTCCGTTGAATATAAAATGGGAGCGCAAATCCACCCTTGCAAATCCCGACAAGTGGTTGGTGGATTGGTTCGGTGGAGGAAGCAAGGCCACCTCTGGCGCTTCTGTTAGCGAAGCCACGGCGCTAAACTCGACAGCAGTCTATGCTTGCGTTCGCATCTTAGCCGAGACAATTGCCAGTCTGCCTTTGCCAGTTTATCGGAGATTGCAAGGCGGCGGCAAGGAGCGAGCTGTTGATCACTACCTTTACCCGCTACTACACGACCAGCCAAACCCCGAAATGACAAGCTTCGAGTTTCGAGAAACACTTATGGGACATCTAGCTCTTTGGGGCAATGCTTACGCAGAAATCGAAAGAGACCGCGCAGGCAGAGTGCGGGCACTGTGGCCGCTGCGGCCTGACCGAATGAAAGTGAGTCGCGACGATCAAGGGTTGCGGTATGAGTACAGCTTGCCCGATGGACATGTGGCCGTGTTGAGACAACCAAACGTTATGCACATTCGAGGACTTTCGAGCGACGGTATTGTTGGCTATTCGCCGATCCGTTTAGCACGAGAGGCGATTGGCCTAGCACTTGCGACAGAAGAGTTCGGCGCTCGGTTTTTCGGCAGCGGCAGCCGACCTGGTGGGATATTGCAACACCCCGGGAGATTGAGCGAAGAGGCAGCCAAGCGGCTTAGGAAGACATGGGAAGAAATGCATTCTGGGCTAAGTCAGGCGCACCGCATAGCGATTCTGGAGGAGGGAATGAAATGGACGCAGATCGGAATTCCACCAGAAGACGCACAATTCCTGGCCACAAGGGAATTCCAAACAATTGAAATTGCTCGCATATTCCGAGTGCCGCCATATCTATTACAAGATTTTTCCAGAGCAACATTCTCAAACGTGGAGCATACCGCCATATCCTTTGTCGTCCACACGATACGCCCCTGGCTCGTGCGGTGGGAACAGGCTTTTAAGCGTGACTTGTTCTTGCCTGCCGAGAGAGACACATATTTTGCAGAGTTTTTGGTGGATGGCTTGTTACGCGGCGACATTGAAAGTCGCTACAGGGCTTACTCTGTTGCAAGACAATGGGGTTGGATGAGCGCAGACGACATCCGAGAACTCGAGAACTTGAACCCCTTGCCAAACAATCAAGGCAAAGTCTATCTTGTGCCATTGAATATGACGCCAGCCGACACGATAATCTCACCCCCCGAACAGGATAATAGGAAACGGAGCAAAGAGCGCAGAGCACTGCCAGTAAGAGCAAAGAGACCCGAACAGTATTTCCCCGTTTTCCAAGCAGCCGCAGAGAGACTTGTCAGGTGGGAAACGAGCGAAGTGCGAAAGCTGGTTCGCAAACACTTAGAACGCAGCACAAGAGACACGGCGAAGTTTCTCGATGAACTTGAAGTTTGGTACACTAAGGACACGACGAAGCAACGAATGAGAAACTATATTTTCCCAGTGGTAAGTTCCTATGCTGAAATAATCGCTGCTGATGTAGAAGAAGAGGTAGGCGGACGGCTTCCAGAAGGCTGGACAGATACTCAGGCGATAGGTTATACTGACATATATACACGTGAGCACATTGACAGCTCTAGGGGACAAATACAAGCACTAGTTACAGAGACAGGGTCTGCAGATGCAGTAACGCAGCGGCTGGACGAATGGGATGAAAAACGTCCTGTTAAAATAGCACAGTGGGAGACAGTTAGTGCGGCAGGCGTGTTTGCTCGATTAGCGATGGGCGCACTGGGTGTTGTGGCCTTGCGGTGGGTAGCTGGCGGCTCGAAGCCGTGCGCATATTGTCAAGCGCTGGACGGCAAAGTAGTAGGCATCCGCGATGCGTTTGCGCTAGGAAGCGTGCAAGCAGAAGGACAAGAACCCATGCGACTAAACCGAAGCCCACGCAACCCGCCACTCCACGAGGGCTGCGTGTGCACGATAATGCCCGGATAAAGGAGGAATAAATGGCAATGGAGAATAAGATAGAATATCGCACATTTCCACTAGCAGACATAGATGTCAGGACAAACGACGATGAGCCGACTAAGATCGTCGGCCACGCAGCGGTATTTAATACACTCTCTGAAGAGCTTGGGTTTTATCGTGAGAAAATTGCACCAGGAGCGTTTGCTAAAACGATAAAAGATGCAGATGTGAGAGCGTTATTTAACCACGACCCCAATCTCGTTCTAGGACGCACCAAAAGCGGGACACTGAGTCTGGCTGAAGATGAACGCGGCCTTGCGGTGGAAATTACTCCACCCGCTACACAGTGGGCTCATGACTTGATAGAAGTTATGCGTCGAGGAGACGTTGATCAAATGTCCTTTGGATTTAGCATTGTTGAAGAGGGTTGGGAAGGAGATCCAGAAAACCCAATCCGCATCTTAAAAGAAGTCCGACTTTTTGATGTCTCAGTAGTTACTTTCCCGGCTTACCCAGCGACAGATGCTCACGTCCGATCGCTGTTAAGCATACTACAAAGCCATCTCCCTACCAAGCCGTCCCTGGATGGGCGGTCGGCGGACGCTGGCAAGGCCAAGACCCTGGCTGGTCTGGGTATCTTGCGTAAGCGACTGGAGATAGCAGAGAAAGAGATTTAAGGAGGAAGGAATATGGACAAAATCCTTGAAATGCGTCAAAAAAGGGCTGCAGCTGTTAAGCAGGCTCGAGATATTTTAGATCGTGCTGAAACCGAAAAGCGTGATTTGACAGCTGAGGAGGAAGAACAATATAAAAAGATCATGACTGATGTTGAAGAGCTGAGAAAGAAGATTGAGCGTGAAGAACAACTGCGGACTCTTGAGAACGAGCTAGCCCAATCTCAAGAGGCCATTATTGGCGGCAAAGAGCTTATCGGCGATGATAACCATGCAGGCCAGCAAGAAAAAGAAGTCCGCGCGGCTTTTAATAAATTCCTGCGTGGTGGCATCGCAGCGCTGGCTAGCTCCGAAGTTCGTGCTCTTCAGGCAGATGTGGACACCCTGGGTGGCTATATCGTCGCACCGCAGCAATTCGTTACACAATTAATTAGAGCGGTTGACGATCGTGTCTTCATCCGCCCACTGGCGACGAAGTTTACTATTGAGCGAGCCGAAAGCCTGGGGGTACCCGCGCTTGACTCTGATATCAGCGACGCTGATTGGACAAGCGAGTTGGCTACGGGTACTGAAGATACTGCAATGGCATTTGGTAAACGTGAACTGCACCCACAACCGCTAGCGAAGCGAATTAGAATTAGCAACAAGTTGCTGAGACAGGCCGTTATCGACCCAGAGGCTTTGGTACGCGACCGATTGGCTTACAAGTTCGCTATCACTGAAGAAAAGGCGTTTCTCATCGGGAATGGCGTAAAACAGCCTCTTGGATTGTTTACGGCATCTCCCATGGGCATCAGCACCAACCGTGACGTGGTAGCTGGCACAACTACCGCGCTTACTATGGATGGGCTGATCTCAGTCAAATATGCACTCAAACAGCAGTATTGGCCGCGTGCACGCTGGTTATTTCACAGCAGCGCAGTGGAACAAATTGCCAAATTGAAGGACAACACTGGGCAGTATATTTGGCGCGAAAGCGTCAGGGTAGGCGAACCCGATCGGTTACTAGGTTTCCCAGTGATGATGAGCGAGTACACACCCAACACCTTTGCTACCGGTCAATACGTAGGCATGCTTGCTGACTTCAGCTTTTACTGGATCGTTGACGCTTTGGACATGCAAATCCAGCGTCTGACCGAGTTATATGCCGAAACCAACCAAACTGGCTTCATCGGGCGACGTGAGCTTGACGGCATGCCAGTGCTTGAGGAAGCGTTCGTTCGAGCTAAGTTGGCGTAACTTTATAGAAAAAAGGAGTGATGTCAAGTGACAGTTGATTTTTATAACAATCTGTCTGCAGTTACTACACTGCCCCCCGCAGTGCGCACTGCAAACGAAAACGGCAGCGTTGTTGATTTGCAAGGGTATCAGGGTGCTTTGCTCACGGCTATCGTCGGAACCATCACAGACGGCACGCACTCACTGACTGTTCAAGAATCGGACGATAACATCACGTGGTCTGACGTAGCGGCGACTGATTTGCAAGGGACATTTGCAAATTTAGCAAGCAATACCGTTCAAGAGGTAGGCTATATGGGAAACAAACGGTACATCCGTGTTAACGCTACCGTCTCTGGCGCGACTAACGGTGGTGCTTATGCGGTAGCCGTTGTGCGGGGCGCAGCGCGGAAGTATCCTGTGTAGGGGTGATGTTATGCGCATTAAAATGCTAACTACCGCAGCCGGGCCGGATGGAGTTTACTTGGCTGGGCAGGTAGTCAATGTGTACGACAAGCTTGCAGAAGCGTTTATCGCAGGCGGCTATGCAAAAAAAATAGAAGAGCATAAGCAAACCGAAACGGCCACATTGGAAGCCCCAAAAAAGGCTGTAATGACAGAACCTAAGCGACGCAAGGCTAAATGACACAGTGGTCTCGGCGAAAGAAGGTGGAATAGATGTCTATCAGTGCTGCATATGCAGACCCAGCTGCTTATCGTGCGGTGGTGGGAAAAACCGACACGGCAGATGATAACGAGATATTAGCCGACCTGACGGCTATCTCTCGCTATCTAGATGCTCGGCTAGGTCGGTTTTTCTCTAAAGACGCTTTACCCGTGAGTCGGATTTATGTTCCGACCAGGGACACGGATGAATTATGGACAGACGACATGGCCAGTGCGCCAGCCGAAGTGGCAATCGACGCTAACAAGGACGGCACGTTTGCCGT